CACCCTCGACGCCATGGGCCTCGCGTTAGGCCTGCCGATCAACTGGGCGTCCAAGCCGATCAGCTACGCAATCAGCGTCAATGAGGGGGACAGCCGCCCAGAAGGTATGCTCGACATCCTCCAAGGCGCGCTGACAGGCAGGGATGGAACGGATAGATGAATGATGCTATAAGGGCAGCCAAGGAGACCTTGACATGACGACAGCGGCAACAGGTCCATACAACGGCAATGGAAACACCGTCGTGTTTTCCTTTACGTTTATGGTTCACGACGAAGCAGACTTGACCGTTAGCTTGACCACGACCCGTGGTGTAGCGCTGATCCAGCGGCTGGGGGTTGACTACACCGTCACCGGGGTCGGGTCTCCATCTGGAGGGCAGGTCACCATGATCGTGCCGCCGCCGTCTGGTACGCAGCTGCTGATCTTTCTGGGCCGGGTCATCCCCGCGCCAGACAACACGCCACTGATCTCCGACATATTTCGAGAGTTCCGCCCCGGCGACGCGCCACAGTATTTCGACCTGACTGGCGGCGAACTGACTGCTGGGTTGAACGGCGGGGTCTATCGCTTCACTGGCGCCGGTCGTGCGGCGATGAAGTACTCGGTTCCGCTGGAGCCCGGGCAAGCCTACACATTCCGCATCGGCTACCAACGCTTCAAGGACAGCGGCGACCCGGCGAACGATGGGATCACCGCGGGCGTCGATTGGTACAATGGGTTCGATCATAAGCTCGGCGAGCAGATCATCCATTCGGACAACACCCTGCTCGTCAGCTCCCTGCGCCGGAGCTTTTCGTATTCGATCGGGTTCGCCGGTGGCGAGGCGTATGATGTTTACGCTCCCTCTGGGGCGCGCTACGCCATCCCGTGGTACAGGACGTTCGGGTCAGACCACGAGACGGATCTCGACACGTTGTACTTGGCGCGCACAGATCTGCCGACCCCGCTTGAGGTCAGCGCGGACGAGCTCGTCATCCCCAGCGATTTCCAGTGGCCTGCGGGCACGATCCCTGCTGGGGCTGGGGGGGCTGCTCCCGTGCCTGTGGCCCGCACATTCTACGTTACGATGGACGGCAGTGATGCGAACACCGGCACCAGCCTCTCCGCGCCGTTGGCCACCATTGGCGACGCTCTCGCCAAGGCCGCTGCGACTGAGGTGCCCTGCGCCGTCATCGTCCATCCGGGCGACTATGTCGTTCAACCGGACACCGTTATCCCCGTAAACTCCACGATCTACGGGTACGACCTTCGGGCTACAAAGCTGCGCCTGCCGAACGGTTTGTCGCAAAATAACATGTTCCAGCTGAACAGCGGCGTCAAAGTTCGCGGGTTTACCTTCACTGGGCTGCAGCACGAGGCGCCTCCCAATTACGCTGATGTAAGCACAGGCCTCGCGGCGGTCGCTGAGTGGGCGTACTTCACCGTCGGGGCCACGCTGTACCGCAAGATGGACGGCGTGGCCTTTGAGCCTGAGCATGATTACCCGCCGGAGAAGGGATGGGCCTTTGTGTTCAAGCCCGGCGCGTTTATCACGCGCTCCCCTTACATTTCCGACTGCTCGCAGCTGCACGACTTCACACAGGACCAGATGTCGCTCCCGATCGACCGGGAAGCAGGCAACCCACTGATGCCGCGCGGCGGTGGGAACCTGCGGGCGGATGGGTCTGTGCTTGCGCCATCCTCGCCGCTGCGGTCGGTCGTGATCGACTCGTTCACCGCGATCAACCCAAATGGCTACGGCTACCTGATGGTGCGCAACGCTTTCGTGCAGCTTGTGTCTGTCTTCACCAACTGGAGCCGCTACGGCCTGTGGTGCCACGACGGCGGGCAGGTGACGGTCGCCAACTCGAACAGCACCTTCGGCGATTACGCGCTGGTCTCTACCGGGTTCAGAAACACGATCCGCATTCCAGATCCGGTGGGAGCGCCCCGCGCGGTCTATGTCGCGACGGCGGATGCTATCACCGAACAGAGCGCCACGATCATCGAGGAGATGTATGTGCTCCTCGCGGATGAGTTTGTTGTGGTCCAGAACTTCAGCCAAGAGAACGAGGACTTAACGCGCCGGGATGCAGCCACGCTCCTCAAGCAGCTGTCCGATGACTTCCGCTCCGGCCAAGACCGCGGGTCGCAGTTTTTTGTGAAGGGCCTGTTCAACTGGAACGCAGAATACTTCTTTAACCCCGAGCTGCTGCCGATCTTCCTGCGCAGCTGGGACATCATCGAGGAGCGTATCCTTGCCCGGTGCGCGCTGACATCGCCTGCTGAGGCAATGCTGGACTCGCTCATTACGCTCATCAAGACCAACGTCGAAACGCCGCCTACGATCCCGTTCCCATCTGTGGTGGAAGCGACCGGGCAGCAGTTCAGCTACGTCGGGTCGGGTGTCAATTACAACTCGCTCCCGTTCTCGCAGCGCGGCACGGGCGAGGCCATCAACCCATCCCTTGCAAACCTAAAGCTGGAGGGCGGGCGCATTTACGCTACCTTCTCAACCGAACTTGGCGACACCTATCTTGGAGATGATTTGCGGGTGGACTTCGAGCGTGGTACTGTAGAGGGACAAGCATTTTCTCGGGGCGTGCAGAACATTACGTTGCCGCTCATTCAAGCGTTAGGAAGCTGACATGCCAACAATTACTTCGCCACGTCCGCCGCTGAACCTGTTTGAGGTATCTCGTATCGACGTGCCATCGTTCTACACGACGATCCTTGAGACGCCGGACTACCTTATCCCAGCCAACGGGCCAAACCCGGCGCGCACGGTGCAGGCGGTGGCTCTGCTGACGTCGCTCATTGTGACCAACAACAGTGACGCAACGCTGCAGTTCTCGATGCGGTTTCTTGACAGCGATAGCCGGTCGTGGGTTATCCTGAACCAGATGGACATTCCGCCCTACGACTTTGCAGTGATTGAACTGGGCAAGCAGAACCTGCCGAGCGGTGACAGCCTGCAGCTCAAGTGCGAAAACTTTCAGGGCGCGGTGGCAAGCCTGTCCTATGTCCTCAACCAACGTGAAGAATTTACGGTGATCACATGAGCAGCGTAAAGTTTGCATCAGGGCGAGAGCGCGCTGTCGGCCGGTCCTTGGTCTACACCACACCTATCGAGCTGGACCCCTTGGCGTACAAGGGCGCAGTGGTTGCAGGGGAAGACAATCTCATGCACTATTCTGTTGGCGACCGCTGGGTCGGTGTTGCTCCTGTGCTGTCGACGCTGATCGACGCGGGCAACGCTGAGACGAATTACACCGGCGGCGCAAAGATTGACCTCGGGAGCGCCCAGACATGAACACGATCAGTGCATCTGTATTCCAGCTGTCCTTCAGGGGCGACACGCTCGCCCGCTGGACCTCGTTCAACCCGGTCCTCGCGGACCGTGAGTTTGTGCTAGAGACAGACACTGGTCAGTTCAAAGTCGGCGACGGCACGACAGCGTATCTTGATTTGCCGTATGGCGGGATCGTCGGCCCAACCGGCCCGCAGGGTACGTCGATTGTGTTTCAAGGGTCCGTCGCCACTGTTGAGGACTTGCCGACCGAGGGTAACGAAGTAAACGATTCGTATCTCGTTGAGGCAGATGGCAACCTGTATATTTGGGATGGTGTGTAATGGCTTGGATCAATGCAGGTAGTGTAAGCGTCGGACCGACTGGTCCGACTGGTCCGACAGGGGCACAGGGCACTCAGGGTATTGACGGCGTCGACGGCATCGCAGGTCCTACGGGCCCTATCGGTGCTGACGGTACCCCCGGCGGCCCTACCGGCCCTATTGGTGCTTTAGGCCCCACTGGCCCTACCGGTCCTGCGGGTCTCGACGGTTCCGAGGGTACGACTGGTCCAACTGGCGCACAAGGTGCTGACTCTACTGTCGCTGGCCCCGTGGGCCCAACGGGTGCAGAAGGTCCGACCGGCGCCACAGGTGCGGACTCTACAGTTGCTGGCCCTACCGGCCCCACCGGCGCAGTCGGTGACACCGGCGCCACAGGTGCGGACTCTACAGTTGCTGGCCCGACAGGCCCGACAGGCCCTACCGGTGACACTGGCCTTACCGGTCCTACCGGTGCTGACTCTACAGTTGCTGGCCCGACAGGCCCCACCGGCGCAGTCGGTGACACTGGCCCTACTGGTGCAGACTCCACTGTAGTCGGCCCGACAGGCCCTACCGGTGACATTGGCCCGGCTGGCCCTACCGGTGCTGACTCTACAGTTGCTGGCCCTACCGGCCCTACCGGTGACATTGGCCCGACTGGCCCTACCGGTGCTGACTCTACAGTTGCTGGCCCTACCGGCCCTACCGGTGACATTGGCCCGACTGGGCCAACTGGTGCTGACTCTACAGTTGCTGGCCCGACAGGCCCTACCGGTTCCGCAGGTGCGGATGGCCCCGCAGGGGCTGACTCTACAGTTGCCGGACCCACAGGCCCTACTGGCCCCGCAGGTGCGGATGGCCCCGCAGGGGCTGACTCTACAGTTGCTGGCCCTACCGGCCCCGCAGGTGCGGATGGCCCCGCAGGGGCTGACTCTACAGTTGCTGGCCCTACAGGTCCGACAGGCGCAGTTGGCCCCACTGGCCCCGCTGGGGCTGACGCCCTCGGCACCGTTGCGGGTGCTGATCTTGACTTGTCCACGGGCAACTTCTTCGAAGTGACTGCGGCGGGTCAGACGCTGACTTTCTCAAACCCGCCTGCTGTGCATAGGTTTAGCATCAAGGTTACTGGGGACAGCGGCGTCGCTGGTTTTGATTTGGACATTGCTTCCTATGACGCAGTAAGTTTTAGTGTTGCTGCTCAAGAAACAGTTCCACTCGGCATTTTCTTCAAACCTGATGGCCTAAAAATGTACGTTACCGGGGCCGTTGAAGACAACATAAATGAGTACGACCTAAGCACTGCTTGGGATGTATCTTCAGCTAGTTATCTACAGAACTTTCTTGTTGCTGCTCAAGAAATAGTTCCACAAGGCATTTTCTTCAGACCCGATGGCCTAAAAATGTACGTTCTTGGGCAAGTTGGACAAGACGTAAATGAGTATAACCTAAGCACAGCTTGGCGTGTAACTTCAGCATCTTACTTTCAGAACTTCAGTGTTGCTGCTCAAGAAACAAGTCCGCAAGGCATTTTCTTCAAACCTGATGGGACAAAAATGTATGTTATTGGGGCTGCTGGAGACGACGTAAATGAGTATGATCTAAGCACAGCTTGGAATATAGGCACTGCATCTTACTTGCGCAACTTCAGTGTTGCTGCTCAAGAAACAAGTCCCTCTGGAATCTTCCTCACACCTGATGGCACTAAGATGTACATTCTTGGGAATGCTGGAGACGACGTAACTGAGTACATCCTAAGCACAGCTTGGGATGTAACTTCAGCATCGGGTTCAGCTTCCTTGCGGAACTTCAGTGTTGCTGCTCAAGAAACAGGTCCCACCGGCATTTTCTTCAAACCTGATGGCACTAAGATGTACATTCTTGGAACTGTTGGAGATGCAGTACGACAATATACTACTGGTGTTGTTACCAACGCAACCATCACATACCCAGCGTCTGTCACCTTCGAATCTGGGTCTCCTCCCGCGGCCACGGCCATTGGCGTGGTAAATACCGTTGATCTGTACACAGTAGACGGCGGCACAAACTACTACGGCAAGGGGTAGATTAAATGCTTATTGCAAAACTCGATGGCAGCGTAGCGGGCGAGCATCAGCAGCTTTTTCCCCACACGTCGTTCCCCGCATCCGGCCCCAGCGATGATTGGCTGGAGAAAAACGGCTTCGTGCGCGTGCCAAAGTCAGCCGATGATCTGGCTGCAGAAATCCGCGCCGAAAGGGGCTTGCGCCTGTCCGCGACCGACTGGATGGCCCTGAGCGACAGCACCATGACAACCGAATGGGCTTCCTATCGGCAGGCACTTCGTGACATAACCTCCCAAGGGGGATTCCCCTACACCATC